TATATCTCAGGCAGAAAATCAACAATAACTCCAGATAACAAGCAATTTCTAAATACTTTTAAAAACCAAGTTAAGTCAGAACAGGTTGGAGAAAGAGTGGGAGACACTGAAGTTACTTTTTACGGGGACGGAAAAACATACGGCACTGATAAAATAGATGTAACTTTTATCGTCGTACCTAAGAAATGATAAAGTCTTTTACAGAATTTATAAATGAGAGAGATGATTCAGGACGCTCTAGGTTCTCTGAATATGCTGATGATATAATCAAATGTATCTCAGATTCTAATGCGTCTGATGCTCACTATAATGAGATACGGGAACTTGAGTACGTAGATCCTTACACATTCGATCTAGTTATACAGCTAAAGAGAGACTCAAATCCGGACTTTGAGAAAGATTCTCACTTTAATGACTTATCTTGGGAAAAAATAAACTTCGAACATTATGGATTTGCAATAGATGCAAATACCAAAATAGATAAAGCTGATCTCATTGTTCCCGAGATTATCTTCACAATTATTATTGATCCCGAAAGAGAGCCAGATCTTTATGAGGAACTTAGATACCGTCTAATAGATATAGCGGCTCATGAATTAAATCACACTAACCAGATCGGCTGGAACAGAAAACCATTCAAAGTAAGACCTAGCTCAAATAAGAAACGAGCATCTTCTAAAAAGAGTCACCAATATTTCCTACTTCCAGATGAAGTGGAATCAATGGTATGGGGAATGTACAATAGATCTAAAGAGCAGGGAGTTACAATAGATAAGATATTTGATAAGTATCTATACCCATTTCTCATGAATGGAAATATCACCAAAGAAGAATACAATAAAGTTCTAAAAACATGGGTAATTCACACTCTTGAAAACTACCCAGATGCTAATTTATCCCTAGAGGATGAAAAAATTAAGCAAATAGTAGATCGAATCTAAAAACCTTTATTTCTGCCATAGTATAATATCTTAAAATTTTATTACATTATGAGCAATTTTCAACAATTCAAAGCTACCGTAGAAGAGGTCAAAGACCAAATTTTCGGTGAAATCGACGCAGCTATCCAAGAAATGGAAGAGAGCGGAGATGTAGAAAAGTACTATGAGAAGGGGGTTAAAAGCGCTGGCTCCAGACTCAGAAAGGGACTACAATCTATCAGAAAAGCAATTCACATGCCGACTGTTAGAGCAAACATGTCCAAAATTCAAAACGGCGCTAAAGAACTAAGAGATTCTATCTAATATGGATCTCTCGAAATTACTAAAAGTTACTAAAAAAATTACGAGAAATGACAGACTTTTTTGACTTACCCAATGACACATTTGTGAAAAGCTCAAGCTCTTCACAAAAGAAATCAGACGCAAACATCTACAATCCTGATCCAAACGCACATAATGGATCTTACAAATCAGTATTTAGATTTATTCCTTATATCTCTGATAAAACCAAGAGTAAATACACTAAATACGCAGCTAAATTCTGGAACCCTCTAACAAAGGAAGCTTTATATGTTGACTGTCCTTCGACAGTTGAAAAGCCTTCTATCCTATGGGACTTAGAGACGGTTATCAGATCCTTTAAAAATGACGAACCGGAGTTACATGAGCAGCTGTCTTCTTGTTTTTCAAGATGGCATACTCACCATTCTCCAGTTTATATTAAAAAGGATCCACAGAGACCCGAGCTAGAAGGAACTGTAAAGATTTTTAAGTATTCAGCTCAGATCAATAATATGATCGAGGGTCAAATCAACCCAGAAGAAGATGAATTACTGGACTCAGTATCTTCGGTTAATCCATTCCACTTGCTAGAAGGTAAAGACTTTCTATGTGTAGTTGGTAAGAAAACCAAGCAGTACAGAGACTGGAGTAAATCTAAATTCATGGATGAGGTTACTCCGTTCATGTTTAAGATTGGAGATAAGAGTGTCGTCGTTGAAAACAGCGAGAAGTCAGCTAAGCTCGTACAAGAGTTTCTTAAAAAGAATACTCCGGATATTGATCAATATCTATATCAAGAGTGGACCGAAGAAACTTATCAAAAAGTAGCTGATGCGATCGCATCCTTAGTTTCTAATCCTACCATCTTAAAGATGTTGATTGACAAGACAAGAGATGATAAGATGAAACAGCTTCTAACGGATAAAATGTCTGGAAGCACCGTATCTTCATCTACATCTAAGTCTAAAGCAAGCGAATTAGACGACGATATTAACTTTGAATCTGATCCGTTTGTTGAAGAAAAAACTGAGACAGTAGCAGAAACTACTTCGTCAGAAGCTGACGATTATGATTCTCTATTCTCAGATCTGTAAAAAAAATAAGATACAATGTCAGAAGAAGTTAAAGAACCTACTGTTGAAGAAACAGTTGAGAAGTCACAAGAGCAAGAAAAAGCTCCTAAGGCAGTTCTTCTAGGAACTATCTCATATACTGAACAAGAAGATTATGAAAAGTTTCTAGAGAATTTGGATGTAAATCAGGCTATCTTTGTCCTAGTGGCAAGCTGTAATTACGCACAGTCTAAAGGAGTATACTCTCTTGATGAATCAGAGCTAGTTGCAAGAGCAATCAAAACGATTAAGAAAGCATCTAGTAAGTCTACCGAAGATCCCTCAAATAATGAAGATTGATGGACTTTGTAATAGACGGAAATGCCTATCTGAATGTAGCAATTAGCGTTACTAAATCTATAGCTTATAGAGATAAATCTATAGGCTCTAAATATTACGTTAATGATATATTCAATGATGGCAAGTCTATTCTGAAAGAAGAAGTAAAGATACAATTTAGAAACTTCTGTCTTAATTATATGAATTCACTAATTGCACCGGTTGGGAATAAACTCAACCGTGTGCATTTAGTATTCGATTCAAGAAGCTGGAGAAAAAATTATATCAGAAAATTCTTTAATGATTCTAACTTTGAAACAAGTGTAGCACCTACTGCATTTAAGTACAAAGGAAATAGAAAAAAGGATGACAACATTCATCTTTTCTTCGATTACTTTCAAAGTGAGATTGCTCCCCACCTAATGAAGGAAGCAGGGGTTAACTATTACAGAATAGATTCTACGGAAGGAGATGATATCATTGCCTACCTATGTGAGGTAATAGAAGGTGATATCATGGTGTACACAGTAGACAGCGATCTTAAGCAATTAACATATTCTCCTAAGAATAACATAATTGTTATATACCCGAAGCAAATGTCTAAGCATAAGAAATTATGTGTTCCTCAGGAGTTTAATCCTAGTCACGCTGAAGACGAAACAGATAACTTCTTTTCTCTTACCGAGTCTCATATTGTTACTCCAGCAATTGACAAAACAATTAATCTTCTTAAAAGCAGAGACTACGTTGAATACAAAGTAGATCCAGTTTTGGAGGTATTTACTAAAATATTTAGAGGTGATAAGAAGGATAACATTCCAAAAATGGATAAGATGACTCCTACTAAAACTTCTAAAATGATAGATGCTATACGCAGTAATTACGGTAACTATTCCCTAAATTTGCTGGATGATCTAGACGAAAAATTCATAGACTTTATAGTAGAAAACATAAGTATACTAAATAAAGTCAACGATATTGATAAGCTAAAGGACGTGAGAAAACACTTTATGTTCAACGCTAGAATTATCAGATTATCGTCTAAGCTGTTTCCAAAGGAGGTCAGAGTTAGCCTAAGTAGTGGTATTGACTCCAAAAAGTTTATGAGTTTCAATTCTAAGAAATTCAATCACATTAAAAATAACCCATCATTAATATGAGACCTCTATACGAAAGAGTATTGATCAGACCGAAAGTCAAAGAAACAAAAACATCAGGAGGAATCATGCTTCCTGAAAAAGCGGTAAAGCGACCAAATATTGGAACTGTAGTTTCATGTGGAGAAGGAGTTCCACATCAACCAATGGCAGTAAAACCAGGAGACTTAGTGCTATGTAATAGATTTGCAGGTACTGAAATTACCTATAAAGGGGAAAAGCACTACATTATCCTTTCCAATGAAATCATGGCAGTTTTAGATGATATCAATGATATCGAACTAGAAGAGTTCGAGTAGACTTCCTAAATCAATTAAATAAAAAGCGACTCAATACTGGGTCGCTTTTTTAGTATACGAGAAATTAACCTGCGTAATATGAAATAAATAAAATAAATCCCCGAGGGTGATGATAGCTAGAAGATTAAGAGAAATATTGACGTATTATGACTCTGAGCCAACTGAAGTTTTGCAAGGACTGATATGGCTAGTGTTTTTTCCGATAGTTCTCTTGAGCGAGATGACTGGCCCAGTTACTTATTTAGTCGCTCCGTCGATGGTTATCGGATGGCTGGCAATATATGCAGCCGCTAAGTCCTGCATAAAGACTAGACTATATACTTCGTTCGCGTATGGATTACTTTCTCTAATTGCTGCTTATGTTTTTATAAGTAATGGAGGTCTTAAAGTACATGCTACAAATTGGGGATGGGTTGTGATATGTATTAGCGCAATTTCTAACATAAAAAGAGTAAGACAGAAATACCTAAAGGAAATGAGCCCATCTGTTATTGACCGCGTCTTAGAAGAAGACGAAGAATCTGAAGTTGAGCAAACGATAGAAAGAATGTATCGAGATGATATGCTTAAGAAGATAGAGGAACTGCAGCGAGAAAACATAGAACTTAGATTCAAGATCGCAGATCTTCAAACAAAAAACGAAGAATGATGTTAAAATTATTTGCAGGTATTTCTATCAGATCTAAAATAGCGCTATTTATGGCGTCCTCAATAATGTTAGGTTTTCTCATAGTAAAGAGCCTTTTATTGTTCGGGTTCTGTAACTACTCTACTCTCACAAATTGGTATGAGTGGTTCTCAGTAATCTTCTTCATGCCTCCATTTTTTACTCTATTCTTGGAGATATTATACCTGAAGGCTCATATTAAACGTGAATTTAATCAAAAGAATCACGAGCTCATGGAGCTTGATAAATTCATTAATGAGGCCGCTCTTATATCTAAGACTGACTCCAAGGGAAGAATAGTGTTTGTAAATAAGAGATTTGAAGAAGTATCCAAATGGAAAAAAAGAGAGATACTCGGAAAAGACCATAGAGTATTAAACTCAGGCACTCATCCAAGTAAATTTTGGATGGATATGTATAAAACAACAGTCAAGCAAAAAAAGATTTGGAACTCAATTGTCACCAACGTAGCAAAAGATGGATCCTTATATTATGTCGATAGTTATATAAAGGCAGAATTTGATCCTAAGGGTGAAAATATTGTTGGCTTTACGTCAATTAGATATGATGTAACTCAAGTGGTAGACTCTATGAATGAAATAAACAAGAAAAATACCTATCTTGAACATGCTGCTAAGATTCTTAGACACGATATGCACAGTGGAATTAACACATATATACCAAGAGGATTAAGTTCCCTAAAGAGAAGATTAACCGAAGAAAGAATAGAAGAATTAAAGATATCTGCTCCTCTTAGGATGATTGAAGAAGGTCTGAAACATACTCAAAGGGTTTACGTAGGCGTCAAAGAATTCACCAACCTAGTTAAGAAGGATACTCAGCTTGATATGGAAATAATTAATCCGAGCAAAGCTTTAAAGGATTACCTATCTTCTACTTCATATTCAAAACAAGTAAGAATAGATGAAATACCCGAGATAGAAGCAAACGAGGCTCTTTTTTGCACCGCAGTTGATAATCTAATTAGAAACGGATTAAAGTATAATGACAGTGAATCAAAGAAAGTTCTAATTTATCAAGAAGAAGACTGCATAGTAGTCCAAGATAATGGGAGAGGAATTACACAAGAGGACTTTGAAAAGCTATCACAACCTTATACTAGAAAGAAAAATCAAAAAGAATCCGGCTCAGGTTTAGGACTAAATATATGTGTTGCAATTCTTCAAGAGCATGGATTTTCTATATGGGTAGACGAACAGCCGGTTGGGACTAAATTAAAAATCAAAGTAAAATGAGCACTCTATTGATCATAACATCTATAATATTCGCAACAAGCGCAGGATTTTTTTATCTAAAGAAGGAATCATCGTTAATGAACAAGATATCGATACTGATACTTTTAATTGCTTCGTCTAATTACCTGTTAATGTCTCAATTTGCTGACTATGAAAATATTAGAGCGCTTAGATATACTGATTGGTTCCTGACCGTTCCACTTCTAGTATATCAAATGTGCTGTCTATTCATGAAGAAACCAGCATCAATTAAAACATGTGGAGTAAGCTTATTAATGATACTCTTAATGTTGGTCTGTGGTCTCTCAGGTGAGCTTGGAATATCCAAAGAGATTCAAATGTTAGATATAAAGCCTCATGAATGGAAGCCCTTAATGGGAATGCTAGGGATTGGTTTTAGCTTAAATGCGTTTCTGTTTTTAACTGGAGAAATGAAGGAAGCAAACGATATTAAACTATTCGTAATAATAATAAGCCTCTGGCAATTTTATCCTATTGTGTATTTCTTAGCTGATAACCAATATACAATAATAGGCTATTCAATAGCTGATGTCATTGCTAAAGTTGGAGGAGCATTCGTTATGGCTTACTTCTGTGACCAATGTCACATGTCCAGTAAATAATTTCACTCAGGCCTTTAAATTTAGAAAACCTTTTAGTATAGTCTAGTATAAATAATCATACTAGAACAAAAAGTTCTTTGACTTATTGGTGAAAGGCGCTTGAAACCGACGGGTGAACGGCGTTGATGTGTGCCAGAATAATAGGTAAGCAAAGCCTATAACGGACCGAATTAGATCGATGGATCGCAGAAAGGTGATGAGCCTCCCTGGTTAAATGACCAGGCTGAATCAGATAACTACTGGAATTCGGGTCTCCGGCAAAAAACTACAAATCTGATTTGTAAATCTCTTATGGGTAAAATAACAATTCCCATCTAGTGACCGAATAATCTTTTCGTTTGTGAGATAAGGTGATTCTAAAGATCGTAGTAATTAAATCAATGATTTGAGTGAGCGCAAACTCAAATTAAGATTTATTTCGACAGAAGTTTTAGAAGGCAGAGATAAAAAAGCAAGCGGCCGGGCTGAAGGTAATCAGTAATCCTTCTGCATCTACTTTCACTTTAAATAAGATCAAAACTTTAGTATAGTTAAACAGAAGAAATTAAACAGATGAATTACACTGTCTCAAATATCACATCAACAAGGTTAGGTATATTAAGACTAATAGGAACATCTCCTACTCAGGATCCAGTGTAAGATTATCTAAACGTAGAAAATTTAAATCTGGATCCAAAAGATCCAGATTTTTTTTTGACATATATTTGCTTCCATAGCTCAACTTGGCTAGAGCACCTGATTTGTACTCAGGGGGTTGTGGGTTCGATTCCTACTGGAAGCTCAAAGAAGTTCTTTGACGTATTGGTTTAATTGCGGAAGTAGCTCAGTTGGTAGAGCATTAGCCTTCCAAGCTAAGGGTCGCGGGTTCGAATCCCGTCTTCCGCTCTGATTGCCGAAGTGGTGGAATTGGTAGACACGCTGGTCTTAGGAACCAGTGCTTCACAGCTTGTGGGTTCGAGCCCCACCTTCGGTACTACATTGCCGCCCTGGTGAAATTGGTAGACACGAGGGACTTAAAATCCCTTGAGCAGTAATGCTCGTGCCGGTTCGATTCCGGCGGGCGGTACTAAACTTACGCAATGATTAAAATTAAAATATCAACTAGAATAGTATTCTTAATAGGTAATTATGCGATTAAAATGCCTATTGATCTTAGAGGATATTATCAAGGCCTCAACGAAAAGTATCTGTATAATAAATACAGGAATTCAGGTCTTTTAGCAAAATTGATTTGGTCAAAACTAGGAATAGTAGTCCAACAGAGGGTTGACCCTATAAAATCTGATAAGATAAATCCGATCCTGGTTCTTAAAATCAAGAGTGAAATACCTGAGCTTAATATTTCTAACTGCGATCTACATAACCCAGTTAATTGGGGAATCTATAAGAATCAAACAGTTTTACTTGACTATGGAATCACTGAGAAAGTAAGCATGATGTATTAAATTGCCTTTCTAAATGAAAGTTGAACCATCTCTTTGTCAGAATTAGTGAATGATGTTTCTAAAGATAGTCCCTCTTTAATCTGAAGATGTGCATAAATTGACGAAGGAGTTTTATAGAAACCCCCTTTAGGAAGTGGACCTAGCATCCAAAACGGAGCAATCCCTATCCTTAATCTTGGATTTATCTGGTACTCGATTTGAGCAAGTCTAATCCTTATTTGATTCTGCATAGAATAAGTAGAATCATCTTCACCAATATAAGATTGATCGCCGAATAAATTAACCAATTCTAATCTTGGTCCGAATACCCATTTCCCATAATTAAATGATTTTTCTACACTTATAGATAGGGAATTGTAATAGGATATGTTAGCCGACATTTCAACTTGCCAGCTTTCTAAAGTATCTTTTGATTGTCCTACAGAAATAGTAGATAGAAATAACAAAAAGCAAAATATTAAGTTTCTCATATGGCTTCTTTATTTTATCTATATAAAGATATCTGAATATCATTGATATATCAAGTAATATAAATGTCACAATGCACCCATAGCTCAGCTGGATAGAGCATCTGCCTTCTAAGCAGACGGTCTCAGGTTCGAATCCTGATGGGTGTACTAAACGATCAAGCGTTCCAGCCGATTACGGTAAAACGAAGGTCTAAGGGAACTAGTACCTTGGCTTGATCCCACGCTCTCTTAGCTCAGTTGGTCAGAGCACCCGACTCATAATCGGTAGGTCGTAGGTTCAAGCCCTACAGGGAGCACTAATTAAACCAATACACTTTTTCGCATTCTGCACCTCTACGGATTTTTATAGGTGCATCAACATGGGGGCGTAGCTCAGTTGGTTAGAGCAGGATGCTTATATCATCAAGGTCACAGGTTCAAATCCTGTCGTCCCTACTTAGGGGCAGGAGAAAGGCTCCTGCCCTTTTCCGCTATAAATAAAATAAAGACATAATGTATAGGGTATTTAAGAAGCTAAATGGTACCGCAGTAGATATCGTGGATCACACCATCTCAGTTCTTAAAGAATGTCCATATACTGAAATTCATATCGGTAGTGACTCACAGAATCACTCTGAAGTCACTAAATATAGTACTGTTATAGCATATAGGTTTGGAAACAGAGGGGTGCACTACGTTGTACATAAGATGTCAACTCCTAAGATCACTGATAAATGGACTAGATTATGGAAAGAAGCAGTAATGTCAATTGAAACAGCTGAAATACTGACCTCAAAAATAAAGGTTCAAGTTCAAATAGATTTAGATTATAACTCAGATAAGAGATATTTTAGTAGCAGGCTAGTTCAGGCAACTTCAGGTTGGGCAAATAGTCTGGGATACAAAGTTAATATTAAACCTGATAATCAGATCGCTACCAGAGCAGCAGATTACCACTGTAGGTAAATACTATAAACCTACACCACTTATTTAGTATAATTTATATATGCCTAGATTCGTAAAAGAAAATATTGAATTTAAAGGAATAGACTTTCTTCCAGAATATTGGAAGCCATACTTTGTTCTTTCGGAAATCGGCAAAACATACACAGTCATTAGAGACACCGAAGTTCCTATTTTGAATAACACAAACAATTCGTGCAAAAGCTGTGGAAATAGAATTCCAGACCTAATAATGTCTGATACTGAATATGAATACCATACAAATCAACCATTCTTTGATTTATGCTTGGAATACACTCACCCTAGAGTATTATCAGTTGGATACGGAATAGGATTGATTATTCCCGAAATGGAACGTCAAGGAGTAGATCTAACTATACTTGAAAAATATCAAGAAATTCTAGATCTTGACGAAAATATTGATCAAGTAAAGCAGTCACATACAATAATTATTGGCGATATTAAAAGCTTTGATCTCTCTCAGTTAGATCCGTTTGATGTCATATTTTTAGACATAACTGAAAATCTACCCTGGGCAGAAGTTCAGGCTTTAAAAAGTAATTTAAAACCGGGTGGTCAATTAAAACTATGGTCACATGATAAAAAGATTAATGACCGTAAAAAAAATACTTAAATGAGAAAAATAAAAATGATTAATCGACTTACTTTAATTCTTGCACTATTCCTAAGTGTAGGATTTGCTAATGCACAAACCTCTGCTGATACTCTTGAAACGGATATATTCAAAGTGGTTTATTCTGAATTTCACGAACAGCCTCTTTTCCTATCGTATACCGTCGATTGTCCAACTGGAACGGCATCTAGATCGGGAATGAATTTCTACAAAGTAGAAGGAATTCATACCTCCGATAACGATGACTATAAGGACAATCCATATGATAAGGGACATCTTGCTCCAGCTGCAGCCTTTAATTGTGATAGAGACGTTTTAAAAATGACGTTTTCATATTTAAACTGTGCTCTCCAGCATGAGGGATTAAATAGAGGACCTTGGAAAGAACTAGAAGGATTTGAAAGAGATCTAGCTAAAGTATTCGACCAAGTATCAGTTGAAATTACAGTTAATTTTACTGAAGAGTTACATAGAGTTCCCGGAGGAGCTGCTATTCCGGATTCCTTCACTAAGATCATAAGATTTGACGGAAAAGCAATTGCTTTTGTTTTTCCAAATGAAGATGTATCTGGTGAAGATTGGTCCAAGTTTAGAGTGCTTGATTGGTAATCTAAATCAAATAATCTTAAAATAAAAAAGGGAAGCAATTAGCTTCCCTTTTCTGTATCAATAAGCTTCTAGGTTTAGAAACTTGGTGTGAATCCTGTTGAATCTGAACTAAGTTCTCCACCGACTCTGGTAATTGTAATACGGTTGATGAATTTGTGAATTCCTCTTGGGAAATCAACAATAACATCAATGATAGCCGCATTGTTTTCAATTACTTCATTAGTGTTATTAGAAGAATCAAATACAACTTTGTATGAACTTAATCCTCTAGCGTTAACAACAGCATCTAAGTAGTTTTCAACAATCGTCTTAACTCTAAGTCTAGTGATCTCATCGTTAAAGTCAAACAAGAAGTTGAATAGTATTCTAGAAATATCTCTTTCAATAGTAGAAAGATTGTCTCTAACGTGCGCATTATTAAGAGCTGAATTAACTCTCTGGTAAGCTGTGTTATTAGAGAATAATAGAGTACCAAATCCTCTTCTCTTAACAATTAGATTGTGACCAATTGGCTCTAAGAAATCTCTATCTTGATCCGTTAATTCGTATTCAATTCCAACTAATTCAGGATCCGTGATAGCACCTCTTTTTCCACCGGCTACAATTAAGAATGGAGTACCATTCTTGAACTTTCTAACATAAAGATTAGAAATGTATGCCGCTGGCGGAACTGAGATATTTCTATTTCCGTTTCTAATAATTAGATTAGGGAAGTAGAAAGTAGAGTAAGATGCTAGTGGAACACCGTTAATATCCTCTTGAGCAAATTGGAAGGTAAAACTAGGATTTAAGTTTAAATCTCCACCTTTAGAAATTAACTCAGTTGATAGTAACTTATTAGTTGAACTAATAAAGCTAGGATCTACAGATTTTTCAAATTGAGCTACAGAAGGAGCATTTAACAATGCCATTGCTTGCCCGTGAGTAGCTGCTAATTTAGATAAGTAATACTTAGAGCTCGAGCTAATCTCTCCCTCATAGGTATCTACTATGTATCTGAAGTCAATTACTTCTTTTCCAGCAAGAGCTTGCGGAATTGAAGTGTAATCAAAGAGATAAGATAGTATATCTTGCTGTCTAGCGGCAGTTCCGTTAGGTAACAATGTTTCTCTAATCTTAAATCCTCTCAAATATTGTCCTCTAATAGAGTTTACAAAGTTGTATACTCCCTTGTAAACTTGAATCTTATTATTAGTTACATCTAGACCACTTATTTCATCTACTGAAGGGGCCATAGTAGTAATAGTATATTCAAGTCTATATGGGCTAATTTCTTCTCTAGAAGTAACAGAAATTATCTTCAACAATCTAGGTCTAACATCTCCGATTCTTTTAGCTCTAATGAAGTGATTAACTTTTATAAATTCATCAACTTTAGCCTTATTAACTGCAACTGAAGTATTTACTCCTACTACAATTTTATTAGGTTGAGTAATTGTAAAGTCAGTAAAGTAGTTAGTATCTGAAAGATCAAACTCTGCGGTGTAATCTTCTCCAGCGTCAGTAACGATCTTGATATAATCATTTCCTCCACCGGTATAAACAATTGAGCTTGCATCTTCTTGATTTAATAAAGTAATATCAGAATATATAAATACTTTGATGTACTTCAACTCATTTCCTGACACAGTGATTGAGAAGTTATCTTGAGTTTTGATGTAGTAGTCTAACGTACCGTTTGTAATGATATCACCAGTTCTAACAAAACCATTTGCATATGAATCATACAGAGTACTGTCCTCCATTGCGATGATATATGGATCTCCAGATGCTGGCGTAATAACGTAAGTATCTCCAGCAATCGTTGGAATAACCGAACCAGTTAAGAAATTAGCTTCTGAATCGCTATCGCTAATTGCGAAAATTAATTCAGAATCTGCTGGTCGTCTGTAGCTTAAAACATCAATCAGAGGAGTTACATCAGCAGCAGATCCGTCGGTATCATATCCTCCGTCATCAGCAGTGTATGCATCATCTGAATTTAATTCATCATATCCGTGTCCAACTAAGTCAATTCTATGAGTATCAACCTCAATATCATTGAAGTTAGTGTTAGCAAGATCGACCAAGTCCAATTTATCAGAATCTAAAGCACATAGTACCCCGGTTGATGGGAATAGTCTATTAACTAATCTGTCAATAGAAATACTATTTCCAGATTGATCTATGAAATCTGGAATTAAGCATCCGATTGTTCTACTGATTACTTTAATCTCTCTAAGAGCAAAGAATTCAGAAGATTTTGCTTCAATTAAACCAGACTCATCGAAAAATTGTCCATATACTGGATCGTTTGCCAGTTTCAAGTAGTTAGTCCAATCTCCAGATATAAAGATTACCTCTACCATGTAGTCTGAGATAAAATCATCTGGGTGAACATAGGAAGGAAAATCTGTTTCTTCTCCGCTTCCGACAGTGTTGTACCATTCCTTTGCTGTTATATCAAACCCTGTTGTAGCAGCACGTCTTGTCCATATCGTCAAATTAGATTTTCCAGTGTTTGCGAATGATAAGATCTTATTAGAATCAATTGAAACGTTACCTAGTCCTCCTGGATTGGTGATATAATCATCTCCAAGAGCCAAGTTCTTAGTTTTATTCAATTGCTCTGAGCTAGCAAACCATAACCTTCTAGTATTGAAGAAGTCTATGATTGGATTTTTTACAGGATTTTCCCCTGAGTTGTTACTAGAAGACTCAGTGTTAAACGTCGTAAAGTAGGCTTGATCCTGATTAACTAGTGAATCGTCGTCAGTATCTATCGGCATAACGTTTAAAGCAAATACTGGTCCTTCTCTCAATGCGACTTCAATAGATCTATGGAAATATCCACCAGCCTTTTCCAACTTAGGATCGATATCACCAAACACTGCTTTAAGAGTTCTAAGGTCGTTTATTAATACAACAGTATTAAATGGACCGACTCTGCTTGATCCGATTACTAATCTTCCAGTCGTTAAAGGAAGAGCTACGTTCTCGCTTTGATCAATCTCAACGGTATATACACCGCTGGACTTAAAATTATTTAAATTGATCCTTCTTTCAGCCATTTCTTTAAGTATATTTTTTATTATTTATTCTCACACGATGTCAATAAACCCAAAAAATATTCAAAAATCAAGATCCAAGTCATCAATTTGATGTATAAGACTATAAAGAATTTTCATGGCAAACTCGGACAACATTTGTGCAGACCTCAAGGTTGAGGACTTTTATTCAGATAACTCTGATACTCTAGGGCTAATTTTCAACAAGCAGAAGGAACTCCAAGAGAGACTTGGATTTGATTTTAAAGACTGGACATTAAAGCAAATTGCAGATTTTTGGATGGTCAATAAGCACGCAATGAGCGACGAGCTTAACGAAATGTTCGATGCACTCGGCGGTATTAACGAAGGAATAGGTTCCGCGGCTTGGAAATATTGGAAAAATAATAATTCTAAGGCGACCGAGATGAAAATTTCAGATTTATCAGATGATGATAAACTAGAACTATTCTACGAGTGGATCGACGG